AACTTTTTCAAGAAAAAGAGTTGACAAATTAAAACAAGTTAGCTATAATATGTTTATAAAGTAAAGCAAGGAGAAAATGAATGAACCTACTAGACAAAAAACAGTATCAAGCTATCTTGATCAATTCGATTGGTGATAAAGACAGATTCAAGTTTTTAGTAGAAAAAAACACCTTCAAAAACTACACTGGGAAGCCAGTCGGGAAGGCTGTAAAGCTGAGAGCCACCATAGACGTCCTAGAAACGTTTCTAAGCGTCGTTAAGCCAGAGCATGGAGGTTTTACCATGGAAGCGAAAGAGGGGGTTACAGAGCTTCTCAGAGGCTATCAGAGCGAATTAGAAAAAGTACGCGACAGGAAAGAATATTACAGAAACTATTATAAAGAACATAAAGAATACTATCAAAACTATCACAAAGAACGTAGAGAACGCAAAGAAGAGGAATAAGATGGATAGAGTAACAAAAAAATTCTATGAAGCAATGGAAGATGTATTACCGAATCTGATTTTAGATGCTTATGATTGCAAACGTTACCGATGCGCTAAAATTAAAGGACTAATGCCGCCTTTTGATATTCTAATCGAATTGCTTGATTATATTCCACCTGATGTTGCACTGGATTCACTAAGAGCAAAATCAGATTGCATCAAACCAGGGCACGAAACAGAAGTGTATTTATACGCTATCAAGAAATTTGACACAGAGGAAACCAAACGACTTAGAAGACAACGCCGCAAAATTGAACGTGCTGAAGGAATTGAGAGATTAGAGCTAGGGATAGGATAAAAGTTAGCAACCCACGATGGCACTAGCAAGGTTCGAATCCTTGCGTGGGTATAGCCTAGAATTTTTAAAAAAAGAATGGAGGAACTCCTCGCTGTTTTCTAAAAGTTAGCAACAGTCAGTTGTCACTAGGCGCAATCTGGCGAGGCTGATTAAAATATCAATAACGGATAGTCATTTCTAAAAGTGTTACTTTCTATAATCTAACGCAGTTCTATCAGTCGACTGTTATTATGCAAGGCGTGAATCACGATAATTCGTACAGGTCGTGCGCCTGCCTGAAAAAGAAAAAAGCCTGCTTGCGCAAGGCTTTTCGTGGTATGAATACGTTAACATTATTATATCACATTATACCACGAGGAGCTAGTAAATGGGGAAGGCATCACAATTACTTGACGAACTTAAAAACCTAGACGAAGACATTCAAAGCAGAATTGACGAAGTGAGAACGCTGGAAGCTGGCTTATTATCTAGCCCTAAGTGGTCTAGTGATAAAATCAAGGGCGGAAAACCAATAAAAGTCGATGATGTTTATGCGCAGCTTATTGTTTTAAAAGAGTCAATCGAACAGGACACGAACGAAGTTATCAATCGTAAACTTGAATTAAGCAGACTAATCAATAAAGTGTCTAATCCGAAGGAACGTGCCATTTTACGTATGACGTATATTTTAAAACAATACCCTGAGGACGTGATGGAACATTTAAAAATCAGCCAAGCAACTTATTATCGTTTACGAAAGCACGCTACGGAAGAAATTGATATTTTTTTGGAGGCGTGAGAAAAAATGAGAATAAATGACACAAAAAAAGGGAATTTGAGCGTGCATGAGGCTATAAATGTGTTATTATGGTATTGTCAAGAAATAATGGTAAGGCACTTATGAAGTGTCTTCCATTTTTTTATTATGTTTGGAGGTGATGGAAAATGGGATGACAGAAAAGCAGAAGATATTTGCCGATGAGTACATCATTGACTTAAATGCTACAAGAGCCTATAAAGCTGCGTATCCTAGCGTTAAAAAGGATAATGTAGCAAGTGCAGCGGCATCAAGAATGTTAGGTAATGTTAAGGTTAAAGCCTATATAGATGAGCAACTCGAAAAATTAAAGTCTGAACGGGTTGCAGATCAGCAAGAAGTCATGGAATACCTGACAGCTGTCATGCGTGGTGAAAAGACTGAACCGCTACTTGTTTTGGACGGTGAGGGTACACAAAAAGTCATTAACGCTATTCCACCAGTTCAAGCACGAACTAAAGCAGCGGAATTGCTTGGAAAACGTTATAGGTTATTTACTGACAAACAGGAAGTAGAAGTGCAAGGAACGGTGGTGTTTACGAATGAAGACGACATTGCAGACTAATGACGTTATCGTTGACCTTCCTAAGCTGGTCGGTGGCGGTTATGGTAAGTTTTGGCGTTCTAAGAACTTTTACAGGGTTGTCAAGGGTTCTCGTGGTTCTAAGAAGTCGAAAACAACGGCTTTGAACTTTATCACAAGACTTTTGAAATACCCGTGGGCAAACTTGCTTGTGGTTCGCAGGTACTCGAATACTAACAAGCAATCAACTTATACGGATTTCAAGTGGGCGTGTAATCAACTAAAGGTTGCGCACCTTTTCAAATTCAATGAAAGCTTGCCTGAAATCACCTTAAAGAAGACAGGACAAAAAATTCTTTTTCGTGGCCTTGATGATGAATTGAAAATCACGTCTATTACTGTTGACGTTGGTAGTTTATGCTGGGCTTGGTTTAACGTATCAGACCAAGTAAAACCTCTTGAATTCATGGAAACCCCTAACGTAAAGGCGAGGGCAATCATGAGCGAAGTTTAATTGATATTCAAAAACGGGAATGGTATAATATACTTATCAAACGATGGGGGTTATACTATGATTTGGAAAGACATAAAAGGATACGAAGGAATGTATCAAGTAAGCGACCAAGGAGATATTAAATCTTTAAGAAAATGGTCAGGAACTTGTTATAGAAAAGAACGTATTCTTTCAAAGAATCGTCTTACAAAAGACGGTTATCGCCGTGTCAGCTTGGCAAAAGACGGGAAATATAAAGATTTTAGAGTTAATCGTCTAGTTGCTGAAGCTTTTATCCCGAACCCCGAAAATAAGCTAACGGTAAATCATAAAAATGGTGATAAATTAGATAATCGCGTTGAAAACTTAGAGTGGGCAACACGAGAAGAAAATATGCAACATGCTTATGATAATGGATTAAAAAAATCTATTAAAGGTTCTTCCAATTCTAATTCAAAACTATCTGATGATGACGTTAGATACATAAGAAAACATTATAAACGACGAGATAAAACTTTTGGAACCGTTGGCCTCGCCAAAAAATTCGGGACCACTCCGAGAGTTATTGGCTTGGTCGTTAGAGGGTTGACTTATAAAAACATCAATTAAAAACGTGCAACGACTATCGAAACAAAGAAAACACCTGAAATGGTGTTTTTTTAATGGAGTAGAGTAGGATTCGAGTGAATCCGAAGCGGGAGGTACTCTTTTAGATAAAGAGTAATGATATAGTCTGAACTCTATGGAAACATAGAGAGGGTATATGGAAACGATATACCCGTAACACAATGTGAAGAAGCTTATCAAATCGAAACAGAGGACAAATTTAGCACGGTCGTTGAATCAATTCGTGGTAGCTTGGACGTTCCTGACTTCTTTAAACAGATTACAGTGACCCTAAACCCCTGGAACGAGCGCCATTGGATTAAACGTGTCTTTTTTGATAAGGACACGCAACGGGCTGACACGTTAGCTTTGACCACTACTTACAAGTGCAATGAGTGGCTGGATGAAGTCGATAGACAGCGCTATGAGGATTTGTATATCACTAATCCAAAACGTGCCCGTATCGTGTGTGACGGTGAGTGGGGTGTCACTGAAGGGCTTGTATTTGAAAATTACACAGTCAGAGACTTCGATATTATGGCAACTATCAAACGTGTAGGAGAAACAGCGGCAGGGATTGACTTTGGTTTCACTCACGACCCTACGACTTTCCCACGGTTAGCAGTTGATTTGGATAATAAAGAACTATGGATCTATGCTGAACACTATGAACACGCTATGACAACAGATGACATTTACAACATGATTGTAGATGCAGATATGAAGAATGCCTTGATAACTGCTGATAGCGCTGAGCAACGGTTGATAGCCGAATTAAAAGCTAAAGGCATCAGCAGAATTACCCCATCAGTCAAAGGAGCAGGCTCAATCAACGCAGGGATTGACTTCATGAAACAATTTAAAATCTATATACATCCATCATGTGTCAAAACGATTGAAGAATTTGACACCTATATCTATAAACAGGACAAGGATGGTAAGTGGTTAAATGAGCCAATAGATGCAAACAACCACATAATTGACGCTATCCGCTACGCCTTAGAGCGTTACCACATTAAGAAAGCTAAACAGAATGTTGATGCCAAAATCAGAAACGTCAACAGGTTGATAAGGAGATAAGATGACAGATACAACACATCAAGCAGATGATATTTTGCAAGAAGGTCAATACATTCCAAGGTCGTACCAATTTGAACGCGACATAGAACCGACAAGCCTTGAAAAGCGTGAGGACTTTCTTAGGTTTTCAGACAAGGCTAACGTCCATTTTATGACCCAATCGCCTGATTATTTAGTTGACACCAAGCAAGGGCTGGAAGATTTGAAAAAAATGATTGGGCAATTCCAAGCTGATCAAGTCGAACGATTGAAGATTTTGGAAAGCTATTCAAACGGTAATAACTATACCATCCTAAACGGTCGCAAGCGCCTTGAAAAAGAAAAGGCTGATTATCGTATCAGACACGATTTAGGCGGACAGGCAAGCCGTTTCTTTACTGGGTATACCGTCGGTCAGCCTGTTTCAATCGGGGCAACTGACACTGAGCTGGAATTGACTAGCATTGATGATTTCAACACTTACAACGATATTGAAGCCCTCAACCGTGAGTTGGTTTATGACGCTTCACGATTTGGACGGGCTTTTGAGTTGCACTACTTTGATGAATTTGAGCAACCAGCCGTGTCCTTAATCGATGCAAAAGAAATGTTCACTGTTAGAAGCGCAGATGTTAGAAAAGAAATCATTGCTGCAGTTCACTGTCCTATTTACAACGGGAAAATGTTTGTCACCGTATATACAGACAAAGAGATTGTAAGCTATGACGATGACTGGAAAGAAACTGACAGAAAACCCAACCCTTACAAGCTAGTTCCAGTTGTCGAATGGCAAAACAACCGTGAACGTTTGGGCGATTGGGAAAAAGGAATCCCGCTGATTGATGCATATGATGCAGCAGAAAGCGACACGGCAAATTACATGAGCGACCTTAACGATGCGATGTTGGTCATCAAGGGAGATGTTTCATCAACTGGAATGAATGCAACAGATTTGATGAAAATGAAGCAAGCCAATATGTTGGTACTCGAATCTGGTATCTCAGCGACAGGGCAACAAACGTCATTAGACGCTGGTTATATTTATAAGCAATATGATGTTAGTGGAGTTGAAAGCTACAAAACACGACTAATAAAGGATTTCTTCCGCATTGTTGGACTTCCTAACTTGCAAGACGACGCTACATTCTCAGCAACATCTGGAATTGCTATTCGATATAAGTTGGTAGATTTACAACAGGTTACATCAGTCAAGCGTGGGTTCTTTGTCAAAGCCCTAAAACGCAGATACAAGCTACTACAATCTTTGTCTGAAAATCTCAAAGGATTTGAAGCTGTTGACGCAAACTTGCTGACATTCACCTTCCACGAGAACCTACCGACAGATGTTTGGGCAGAAATTCAGTCCGCTATCAGCTCAGGAATGGAAGTATCGCAAGAAACATTGATGGAATCAGCTAGCTTTACCGATGCACGAAAAGAAAAAACCCGTCTTTTAAAAGAGGGCGGGGCAAGTGATGCAGAAATCAGTCAGATTGTAGGTGATGCAGATGACGAACAAGAGAATAGCAAGTAATCGGCGGTATAATGCAGAGCGAAAAGCACAGTCCGACTTGATGAAGCGTGACCTTGACCGTGACAGGATACTGACACAAATCTATCAAGAATCGTTTAACCGTATGCAAAAACAGATTGACGGTTTTTTCATTCGCTATGCTGACAACGAGGGACTAACCAAGCAAGAGGCAATGAAGCGTGTTTCTGAAATGGATGTAACTAAGTTCAATGACAAGGCAGCTAAAGCCGTCAAAAACAAAGATTTTAGTCATGCAACGAATGAATGGCTCAAAGTCTACAATCTCAAAATGAAAGTTAGCAGATTGGAACTTTTAAAAGCTGAGCTAACACTTGAAATTCAAAATTTGACTGCTGAGGTTAACGAGGTCTTCGATAAGGCACGAATAGACGAATATTTGAACGAATACAAGCGTCAAGCGGGTATCCTGGGAATTTCATCCAGCGGAGCGAAAAAGCGCATGAGGGCGATTTTAGACGCTGATTTCTACGGGCAGAAATTTTCTGCTAGAGTGTGGGGTTCTCTTGGCCTAAGAGCAACGCTCCAGCGTGATGTTTTTGGTTCTCTTAATCGTGTCTTTACGGATATGATGGGTTATAAACAAGAGATGAAGCGACTAGCTAAGAAATATGGGACAAGTGAGCAGAATGCCAAACGATTGTTAAAAACTGAAATATCAAGGATTAACGCTGACACGCAACTGGCTATGCTCAAGGATAATGACTTCACCCATTTAATTTATGTTGCAGAACCTGGGGCTTGTAAAATTTGTGCCCCACTGGATGGCAAAGCTATCCCTATTGATGAAGCGGAAAAAGGGGTTAACATGTACCCTATGCACCCAAACTGTCGTTGCTCGGCTTATGGGCATATCAAGATGAACTACAAAAAGGGCGGGAACACGCTTGACCGTGAAGCTCCAAACGGTGTTTGGGGTGATGGTGATGAGGATATTTAAAACTAAGTAAAACAAGTTGTAGCGATACGACTTTTCTTTTTGTC